TCCTCATTTCTATAATCTTCTCAGCCGTCCTGCCAGCAAAATATGCGCCCATCACTAGCTGTCCCCAGCCAGCAAGCAAATTAACGTACCCCTCGTTAGCGTTGTACCCAAAAGCCGACATGGTTGTAAAAATAAAATAGGCCAACAAAATAGCCAAAAGGCATATAGGCCGGATGTTCTTGGATAGCCAAGAATCCGAGGACATATCTGCCTTCCAACGGTCTGTGATGTTGTCAGCATCATTCTGCGCGGCCTTTGCAACCAATTCCATTTCAGCCATCTCCAGCTTGGCTTTCTCAATACCAAGCTCAATCAGGCGTTCTTCATGGTGGAACTGCAACTCGCGCAGTTTCTCAACGTCTTCTGGTGTAGGGTTATCAGGGATCTTCACGCCTAGCGTGTTCTCGACCACTTCCTTGCCCTTTGCTTGGATGGCGCTGGACAGCAGACCTAGCCCATTTTGAGCCAGTGTGCTAAGTAGCATTCCGATTATTGGAATCATCAAAAACCCCTATTAGTAATAACGTGAAACGTGATGCTTACCAGTGGGACAACGATAGCGGATGCACCTGTAAGCCAGAGTGTGTTCATAATGATTGCTACCTTCGCTTCCTTGTCCTTTTGCTTTCTCTCTGACTCTTCTCTTTCAAGTGTGTTGCGCTCCTTAATCATCCTGGTGCGCTCTGCCATCATCTCTTCCCAGACCTGTGCGTTACCGCTATAGAAGAGTATGTCCTTCAGTTCCTTTTCATGCTCTCTCAGTGCCTTTGACGCCAGTGCGATCTGGAGAGCCTCAGAACTGATCTGTGCATTCGTCTTTCCTATTGATGCAATCCTGGCCTTGCTGCTTGCTAGGTGTACCGTGTCTGCCGCTTGATAGAAACTGCTGAATTCTTTGTAGAGGCCGTGTATATCTTTACCAAGGGCTACTGCTTTTTTATTCCTGCCACCGCACCCTGGGCAATAGCAAATGCCGTGAATGGGTCAATCATTTCTTGTTCACAACTACCCATCGGCAGATGCGTCCATCTTTGTCGGTGAATTCGTTAGCACCCATCTTCCTGTCCTCATCTTTCTTAGGAATACGACAAACTAAAACCGTCTTTGTTTCAGTTCCAGGCCAAGGGCTTTCCGCTGATGCAAGCAAAGAAATCACTTGTCTGCCTTGTGTTCCAGCTTGTCAAAGATACGCTCCAGAGTCGCGTCAATCTTGTCCAAACGGCTCTCAATATCTGCCTTGCTGACGTAATTTTTGGGCAAGTCAATCTCAATGGCCTTGATGTCAGCTTTCAAGGCTTTCACCGAGTCCCAAATTTCTTTACACCACCAGCCAACCGCAAGAAGGATTGCGCCGCCAATAAAATTAAAAACAGCTTGGAATTCCATTTATGTCTCCAACATCGCGATACGGTCAGTTAGGGAAGTAATGAGGGCTTGCTGTTCTTGGACAAACGCTACAAGGTTCGCCATGACTTCAGATGACGATGGCTGGATAGACTGGTAAACGGGTTTGTTGTCAGCGTCCACGGCATCTTTTTCGCCCTGCCCCGAATATTTAGCAACTTCCATAAACTCATGGGCAACAAAGCCTACGCCTTCACCAGAGCCATCCCACCACTGCCACTTCTTAGGCTGCAAAGCCATGATGAAGTCTTTAGCCCCTGTTAATGGCTGTTGATTATTTTTAAGCCGATAGTCAGAAGTCAGGTTGTATAAAACACCTGTTGTTCCATTTTGGGTAATACCGCCAATAGTTGTTCCTGCATATCCAAAAACAGAATAATATTGACCACCACCTGTGCCACTTGCATGGCCTACTGCTAGTTGTGCATTTGTTATATTTCCAAAAAGCGAAATTCCTTGACTTGGTGGGTTTGACGTACTTGTAGTTCCAATCAGCACGTTGCCGCTGGAGTCAATACGCATCCGTTCCGATGAATTTGTAGCAAATATAATTGGTATATTAGCGTCTGTCTTAATATTAAATAACGTGTCAAATTGGCATTCAATAACCGCTTGCCTAGTAGAACCAGTAATAGCGGATGTGCCTTTGTAGAACCCAATTCCACTGTAGTTTGTCGTGGTGTTGTACAGGTTATATGAACCAGCCCAATTTTCAATACTACCGCCAGTCATATATTGACTACCGCTTACGTTAAGTTTCGCGGTGTAAGCAAATGACGTTGCTCCTACTAGCACGTTCTGGCTTGTGTCAATGGTGACCGCAGTAGTCCCTACCGTTTTGATGGTCAGTGCAGTTGATGCGTCAGTGTCAATGCTGCCGCCAATCTTCAACACCTTCCCAGAGCCAACGTGAAGACCGACGCTGGTCCCAGTACCAGCCGCAGCAAACACCGCGTCCACCGAGTCCAGGTCAGTGTTGATCTTGGTTCCCCATGTGTCGGTGCTTGCGCCTACCTCTGGTTTGGTAAGGAGTAGGTTGGTCGTTGTCGTATCAGCCATGATTTACCTCATTGGGTTGTCCAATCCTTGGACGTTGCGCCTACTGGTGTCCAGGGGTCGGTGTTGTCAGAAATTATAGTCCAGCTACTTGAATTCGGGGACTGCGTAGTCCATGTGGTGGTAGATGTGCCAGAGTCGGTCCAGGTGTCTGAATTTGCTGGTTCCGGCTCCCACTTCAGCCGCTGCGTAATGAGGTCCAATGCGTTTGCGGCTTCGGCTATTGAGGCAACAAATTCAAGACCTGACAGGTAATCGTCCAGCGCCGATCCTGATTCGGAGATACTCGCCACAAAGATACCGACGTTTTCGTAGGCATCTATGGCTGCCAAAGACTCCGCAACATTCACCAGGAATACCGCCGTCATGGTTGACGAATCAGATGCCGTTACAGACTCAGTATTGAATACTTGATATGTGAACGTCGGGACTATTGAGTCTGTGGCTGTCAGTGCCTCAACAACAGCGGCCGACATGGTCAATGCGCCAACGCTTGCATCTGACGCTGTGAGCGTTTCGGATACAGCAGCAACGGCTACCAGGACATTGGTAATCGCATCCGATACGCTCAGTGCCTCCGATACCTGAACCGGTATCGTCAAGATGCAGACTTGCGCGTCTGCTGCGCTTGCAGCTTCAGAGACAAGCGCCAAGAAGACAATGGTGCTGCTAAGTGATTCGGCTGCCGTTACAGACTCGCTGGCAAAGGCCACTGCCACCAGGCTGGTGTCTATTGCGTCAGCAGCAGAGCCTGACTCCGCAATGCTTGCCACCATCGTGGCAATATTGGTTAGAACGTCGGATGCTGACAGTGACTCAGATATGGCCAGGCCAAGCGTTGTAGTTGCTGATTCGGCGTCGGCAGCAGATCCTGACTCAGATAGAGATTTGTCGCATCCAAAGCCGCCAATGAGAGACTCATAGCCGCCGATTCCATACGGACCGTACCCGTAGATGTCCCCACCATAACCTCCAGAAAAAGCGTAAACAGAGTACGAATTCCCTGGTGCGCTGAATGGTGTACCGAATGGCGCAAGACCAAACATGATTAGTCAGCCGGTAATGGCGTGTTGCCTTCAGCAAGCCATTCCAAATACTGCTGGTAATCAGAATTGGCTGGGTCAAAGGGGATAAATGAATTGTCAGAAATGCGCAAAACCACCCCTATCTCATTAGAGGAATATTGTTTAATAATTTTGTACATTTTACAACTCAGCAGATATAGAAATAGTGTTCTGAACACTTGTCGGAACAAAAGCCGTTCTAGTGGGTGAAAGAGTGTTAATATTTAATAACAAATGAGTATTAGTGGCCGTTAAAGTCACATTTGCAAAGGATGTAGTGGATACGCCAGCCCCAAAAAAATCTACAGACATATTAGCTCCAGAATATGTTGTGGTAGGAGTAGCACGCATAGTAACCGGATATAACAATTTATTTAAGCACGCGCTAGTTGATGATGAAGTCCCAAAAAGACTAGCGCCAGCTACTGATATAAAATACCGTTGGCATAACTGCAATTCAGCAGTGAATGACCGATAATCAAATGATGTGGCTACAGAACCTTTTTCCAGTTGGGCATTACCAATAATCCAAGTCCCGCTAGTCTGAGCGCCAACTGTAAAAATGATTTCAATGCCCGTTGTAGCTGCTGCTGGAATGCTAATTTGTGCGTTATAGTTTGTCAGCGTTGAGGTGACTGTAAAAGTACCAGTAGCAATTTGCGTCTTAGCTGACCATGTATCCGCACTGGTTGCATAGTTTGCAGTCCATGTTACTGTGGTCAATAACGAATTGGAAATGTTGACAGATAGCGTGGCTGTGCTACCAGCCATGTCGTAGCAATTTAATTGCTCAATCCTCTGACCAATACCTACTGATGTAACGGATGCAGCACCTGTAACCTGCAAATTGTTTTTATTGGCTCCAGAGCCTGATATTTGAGCCACTGTAACAGTCGCACCAGTAGCATAGGCATACCAGCGGTCTACAGATGGATATGTTGGTGTAGTAGTCGGAACGGCATTACCGGATGTCCCAGATGTTGCTCGTTGAACAATCTGCATCTGTGCATTTATCAGTCTATTTTTAAATCCAAAACTGCTAGGGGAATCTGTATATACAGACTTAGCTGCTGGATATGTTACAAAAACATTCTTTGACCCAGCAGAAAAATTAACCAAACTTCCAGCATTATTCGATTCCAGAACCTTTGTTCTGGAGAGCGTTGTTCCGGACGCGGTGTATGTCCCTATTCCAGTTTCCCAATTTGTACCATCTGTAATACAGTAGTAAGTCGTATTCCCATCGCCAATAGCTGCAAACGACTGATAGCCTAGTACAGCACCGGCAAGCGTTAAGGTTCCAGTACCCGTTGTGGTAGTGGTCTCCTGTACTCGATCATTAAGGACTAGAGCCATTAAAGACTCCTATAGGTCAGCTTGCGACAAGTTCGTTTTCTTTGAAGAAACGCTCTTGTGCCTGGTTGGATTGATCGGTGTATTGGACCTTGAACAGCAAGGTTGACTCGTCATCCACGACTGCGCCGACCACAATCGTGCCGGTCATGGACGTGCCCTTGATGGTCACGCTATCGCCTGTCTTGAATGCCATATCTGACTCCTTAGACCGACGCGGTGTAAGTGACGTTCAGCGTGTCGCCAGACGCGATAGAACGGTTGCCACCAGTAAAGCTGCCAGCAGAGTACAAAGTTCCAGCAGTGCCTGATTTAGTGCTGCTGGTGGTCATAAATGCGCCAGCAACAGTGGCCGTTGCGTTGATGGTGAAAGATGTCGCGGTGGATACCTTGGAGCCGGAGGATGCCGAGTTCCAGGCTACCGATGGACGGGTAGAGTTTGAGTATGGGACTCCTTCGCTCCAGCCGCTGTGCGATGACATGGTGTCACCAGCAGCGTAGGTAGGCGAAGATGCACCGTCAACCAGGCCGATGTACCAGGCTGCGGTGTAAGCAGAACCAGCGAAATACTTATCCAGCAGATCGTTCTTACCGACAGTCACCACCAAGTTTTTGATTGGCTCTGACCACTTCAGATTGCCGTCCTTGTCAAAACAAGTCAACTCGTAAGAGCCGGTTACTCCGATGCTCTCATCCATAGATGATTGACGCGAGATTGCTACGCTTGCAGCATCTTGACCATTGATACACTCTGATTGCATTTTGTTCTCCAAAACTGGGGAAATTTTAACCGAAAGACTTGGCGCGTGACTTCAGAACGCCGCCGCTGGTCGCTCCGCGCTCGTCTGCAATTTGCAGTTCCTCTATGCCTGCCTTGTACAAGCCAGCCCACACTTGGATTCTTGCGTCGTCCTGTAGGTAGGGGGCAGCCTGTAACAAAGAACCGTACAGGTAGACATCAGGCGCTTTGGTGAGCAGCCAGTTGGTGGTGTTGGAGTTTGATAGCTTGGCGAGCTTGCTGTAGTAGATCAACTCACCCGTGTAGCTGGAGTCAGGGATAGGCACAACGCGGAGCTGCGACCCGACCACGCCAAAGAACTTAGGCTTACCGCTGGATGTGTATTGAGTCAGCAAGTCATCCAGGCTGTCAATGGTCTCAAACTGCAATGGACTGACGGGGTTTGTGTCCATCTTGAATGTCCGCGCCTCCAGGAAGTCGCTTGGCGTTGCGTTGTACTCGGCGTCGATGGTGGCCGTTGCGCGGGTAATCATCTGAGTGGTGCGCAGAGTGCGCTCCATCTGCGCTTCAGCAAGAGAGACAAAGTCAGTGATAGCAGACGTGAGATCGCTACGGTTGAGCCAATCGGCCACCGAGGCTTTCAGTTCAGCGTAGGTGCTAAGTGCCATGCTCTTCCTTCTCGATGTCGCGCATCATCCAGGTGTGGTCGTGCTTGAATTCAAACGTCCCGATGTGACCGATCTCTTTGCTCACGTCGTGGTCTATGTAGATTTTATACCCTGCCGCCTGCGCCTTTCGGCAGAAGAAGATGTCCTCTCCGATATAACCGCGCTTGTCGGTACGCCAGGGAGTCTCAAACCACGGCTCGGTCAGCTTCTCAAAGACATTGCGCTTAATGAGCATCACGCCCATCCCGATGCTGCCGACTTCCTCAATTCCAGTGGACTCCGGCATGGTGTAGACCAATTCGCGCTCGCCATCTGGCCCGTATTTCTGGGCAGTCGGGCCTGTAGGTATGCGTCGGCGTGCGCAGTTTGTCGCCACGATGTCTAGGTCGTGTGCAATCAAGCGCTCTACCATGTCCTGCGGGAACGTCATATCTGAGTCGATGAACAGGATATGCGTGCAGCCTTCACGCATCGCATCCAGCGCTAGGTCAGCACGCTGATTTTGGATCAGAGTACCCTGCATGATTTTGAGAGACACTGCATCTGTCGTGTTCAGCGTGTGGTAGCAGACCATATTCACCAGGCAGTAGGTGAAATTGGCGTGTACCATGTCACGCGCTGGGGTGCAGACTGCAATGTAGTTGTTCATACTTGTCCAGGTCTTGTTCTGAAAAATCTGTTGTCGGGGTCATTGAGCCAGCGTTTCATGTACGCCTGATCTTCTAGTTTGCCCTCGGCCTTGAGTTTGTAGTAGACGGCCTCTGGAATGCTGGCAACGTGATGCCATTCGCCATTCCAGTTTGCGCGCTCATCTACCTTATTGAAATCTGCCTTGTTTGCTTCAACGACTGCTGTGACATCCTGCTGAGTCTGAATCGTTGCCTGGCCAGTTTCATCGTTGTAATGCCAAAAGCGGGTGATACCCGCTTCTTTGTTCTCGTCAAATACTTGATTGTTCATGCGTTAAAAAAGGGACCAGGTTTCCCTGATCCCTTCAAGTTGATTACGAAGTAATCAGGTCAGCAGCCAGGCCGTGGGCGTTCTCTGCCAGCACCTTGTGACCCCACTCGACCAACAGCATCCGCTTCTCAGCGTCGCCGGTCTTAGCGAGTTCAATTTGCTGGTAAGGACGTAGCACAGTCATCTTTGCGTACTCGGGGTCCAGCACCCAAGCGTCACGCTCACGCTGGAAGCGGTTAGCAATAACGCTCACTTGGCCGAAGTCGCTGACGTAGATGTCAACAGCACCGATCAAGGTTGCAGGACGGTCACCGCCGTTGATGTTGTAACGGCTGGAGGCGATACCAGAGAAACCGCTGACGCGCTGCTTGTTGATAGGGCCGGTCATCAGGATCTTTGGAGCGCCGCCAGCAGCCCACACTTGCTGAATCACATTCTTAAGAATGGTCTCAGTGAAAGTGCGAACGGTTCCATCAGTACGGGCGCTGCTAGGCAGGGTTGTGTACGATGGGTTAGTGCCGTCGCTTGCCTTGTCCACGTTGGTCTTCAAAAAAGCGCCCAGGGATGCCGTACCGCGTGCAACGCTAGTGCTACCAGCAGCAGCCACAGCGTTGTTCAGCATGGTGAACTCTTGGTCGCGTTTCAGTTCGGCGCTACGCTTGGCGATCTGGTAAGCCAGTTCGCTGCGACGGCCTGCCTTATTAACCACCTCTTCAGTCGCGGACAAGATGATGGTCTTGCGCGAAATCTGAGCATAGTTTTGCAGGCGAACAGTTGCGGTAACAGCGTCAAAAGAGGCGACATCGTCACCCTCGATCTGCTTGTTAGCTGCGGCTGCGGCCAGTGTGTCGGTCTGATATTCAAACAGCGAATTGCTGATTGACTCGCGCCCGATATTGCTCATGTACGGTGTTTCTTCCGGTGCAATATTAGTTATGATATTCGAGAGGTCCTCCCGAATACCTTTGGCGTCAAAGGTGGTGAAAGTATTGGTAACGATACTCATGGTGTACTCACTTTAATAAAAGTTCAATTGCGGAGACCGCGTCTTGGACGCGGCCAGTTTTTGCAAGACGTTGTTTTGCACGCGTTGACTCGCTTGTTGTGGAGACTCGACCCGCTGCACCTGGCTTGGCTGGTCTTGGGCCATTGTTGGTCACCGGCTTGATGTTGCCCCGCTTGGACATCATCTGTTCGTACAACGCTGCTTTACGCAGCACGTTCACGACGCGGTGGTCAAAAATGTTCTTCAGTTCATCAGGTTCGAATCCAGCTTTCTGCCCGAATTCAATGAGTAGCGCTTTCTCTGCCTTAGCCTTTGCTGGGTCCTTCCACTCGGGTAGGACTTCCATCAATCTTTCCTGCTCTTGAGCAAGAAATGCCTGCATAGACTGCGCCTGTTCCTGGCGTGAGATTTCTGCAAGTCGCTGCTGTTCGCTCTGAATAGCTTCGTACTTGGCCTGGTTCTCACGCACTAACTCTTTCTGCCTCATCCACTCGATGGGGTCCTCTTGATAGAGTTTGTCCCAATCGACTTGAGGCTGTACCGCCTGCTGAACCTGCTGCTCCAATGCTCCTAACAATTGAGCGTACTGCGCACGCTCGGCGCGGATGGCTTGGGCTTCTTGCTCGACTTGCTTTCGCACCTCGGCAATCTGCTGGGTCTTCCGCGTGTAGTCTTGAGTGCGTGAGTAACCTTGCTGGAGTTCGTCAAGCGTTACAGAAACTTCCTTACCGTCTACTTTGACGGTGAAAGTCTGCGGCTCTTCTTTTTCCTCAGATTCCTCATCTTCCTCTGACTGTTCGGTAGGTGTTTCTTCATCCGATGCGTCTGCATCACCGGACAATTCCTCATCCACCGCCGCCTCAGTTTCCTGAGATAACGCCTCGTCGGTTGACTTTTCTCCCTCTTCGGGAAGTATGGCCGTGAGTGCCTGGACTGCTGCGTCCATGTTGAGTGATTCTGTCATTTATTAACCCGTTCCGCAGCGCGTTGCGCCACTTTTGCGTTGTCGATGGTCTTTGTTAGTTCATTCTTGAGGTTCTCAATTGCCCTCAATATGGACCAGGCCATCTCGCGTTTTGCGGATTCCTCGGGTTTGCTGCTCTTGAAAATCCAGAGTTGTTCGTTCTCAATCTTGGTGATTGCCATGTTGAACGTCTCATTCTCTAAGAGTTCCTGTGCCTTACGGCCAGCGCGAATTACTTGATCTGTCATGCCATTCCAGGTTGGTTGATGGTTGCCTCTCGATTCATGCTTGTTGCGGCCTGAATCTCAGCGTTGCTAATCTGTGCGTTGTACTTTAACTCAATTTCGTATTTCTTTAGTAGTCCATCCTGCGCCAGTTGGTCACGCCGGAAGTCATCATCACGAATCATCTGATCGCGCTTGAGTTCCAACTCGGCCGCCTTTTTCTGGATGTCGGCCTCGATGGACTTGGCCTGGACCTCGGCCAGCACCTCCTCGGGTGTCGGCTTGGGAGGTGGTGGCGCTGGCGGCTGGTAGTCGGCGGGGATGTCGTTGAAGAACTGGCTGGAGTCCTTGAACCCGCTCAGTTCCACAATCTTGCGCAAGGTGCTGGCGTACATGGACGGGCTTACCAATGGGTTCTGAGCGCCGAGTTGCGTCAGCGCCTCCTGTTGCTTGGCGCTAATCATCATCAGAGCCTGCAGGCGCTCGTTGGTGTCGCCGTTGCCCAGGCCGATGTTGATGCTCACGTCCATGTTGGCGTTCCAGGCGCGTGGATCGATCTCCACGAACTGGTCGCGCAGGCGAATCATGCGGGGCTTGTCCTGGTGGGTCACCATCAGGAACAGGATTCCCTTGAACAGCTTCTTCATCCCCTCTGCCATCATCCGCGCCGTGAGTTCGATGCGGCCCTGGGACGCGCTGATGGTGGCGGCCACCGCCGCCTTGGTGCTGGACTGCAAGGCGTCGGCATTCAGACCCATTGCGGCCTTGCTCATGCCGGTGCGGTCTTCCTTAATCTGGTCGATGTAGTCCAGCATGGGGAACGCGGCCTGCCCGACAAACGGGCTAGAGAACGGTTGCACC